ACATAAACGGAACAAAAGGTGTTGTTAATATTGGTAAAGTAATTAATTCACAAGCTACAACAGACCCAGAGCATCCTATTTATTATAAAGGTTATGCTTATGACGTTATAAGTACAGATGAATTAGATTTAGAGCAATACAGAGTTTATCCAAATGGAACTGCTGTACATCAATTTTACGGATATAAAAGAGGCGATGATAAATAAAGATATAATTACAAGCATAGAAAAGGATAAATTACTACACTTTTTTGTAGGTAGTATTATTTTGTTTTTATCATTGTTATTTTTTAACACATTAATTTCAATCAGTATTGTTGTTCTTATTGCAGCAATAAAAGAAATTGTTTACGACGATTTTTTAAAAAAAGGAACGCCTGAACTTGCAGATTTTATTTATACAATATTGCCTTGTTTGTTGCATATAATTAATACTTATGTTTAATATTAGATTGTTTTTAGGTTATTTAGAAAAATTTAGTTTGACTATTTGGGGGTTAAATCTTATGGATATTCTAACAATATCTAACATTGATTTTTTTAACAATATAGACGGAAATCTTAAAACACTTTTTGGAATTGTTGGTTTTGTTTATTTGCTTATTCAATTGCCTTTTAAGGTAATGGAATTAATATCAAAGCATAAATTTAACAAACTTGAAAACAAGATAAAAGAACAAGACTTGTTAAGCAAAAAAACACACCTCGAAGATTTAAAAGAAGTAAACAAAGCTTTAAAAGATTTTGACGAAGTACATAAAAAGAAATAAATATGTCAATTTTAAATGATTCTGTTTTTTTATTGCAGCCAACTGGAGTAAAAGAAAGTAAAATTTATTCTACATTTCCAACAAATGGAGATGGCGATTTTACTTTTTCAAGAAGTTCATTAAAAAATAGAATTGCAAAAAATGGATATATTACAAAAGTTGATCAAAACATTCCAAGCCTTTCATATAAAACAATAAGCGGGGTTTCTGATAATTGCCCACATATTGAAATAGAGGCGCAATCTACAAATCTAATTCCTTACTCAGAAAATTTTAGCGAATGGACAAGCGTAGGCAACGCAGTTGTAACGGATAACTTTATTGCTTCACCTGACGGCACCAAAAACGCAGCAAAAGTTGTTTTTGATGGCACAACAGACGCAAGAATTGAAATATCGGTTACATCTTCAGGGCAAATAACGCAATCAATATATTTAAGAACTGAAACCGGAACGCAAGACGTAAGTATTGGCGCCATTTCAACAGATTTATCAGTTGTAACTTTGACAACAGAGTGGCAAAGGTTTTCACACACAAGCGCATCAGGAACATTTCCAAGGGTTTTGTGTAGCGATGCCGCAACTATTTATGTGGCCCAAGCACAAGCGGAAAATTCTGACTTTGCATCTTCTTATATTACATCAAATGAGGGCGCTGCATCTACAAGATTAGATGAAGGTGATTTTAGCTCAAACTTTTCGTCTTCAACAACTTTTCCGGCAAATACTTCAACCTTAGTTTTGTGGTTTTCTTATAACGGAAAAAATGGAGATTTTTATAAAATGCTAAGATTTAAAGATTTTTCAGGAGGTAATTCAATGCGCCTTGAAGCATATTCAAGTAACTTAATAAATATATTTGGCGATAATATAAGCGGATCCGGATTAATAAATGGAGGCTTTACTCTACAACCTGGAACGCTTTGCAAAATGGCAATTGCTTATGACGCCTCAAATACTTACGTTTATATTAACGGCTCTAATATTGGTTTAAATGCACCTACGGGAGTTTTAAATATTATCGATAATATTTACAACATCAGTTCTAATATGAATAATATAAATATTCACAGAATTTCAGTTTTTAATACGCTAAGATTAACAGACGATTTAATTGAATTAACGACGTAAAAACATAAATAAATATTTTCGTATATTTACACAAAATTAATAACAATAAAAAATAATTAAATGGCTACAACCGGAGTATTTAACGGAACTAACTTAATTTTAACAGTGGAAGGTGCCACAGTTGGACACACTACAAGTTGTTCAATGTCTTTATCAATGGACACGCCGGAGGCTACAACTAAAGATTCAAACGGATTTTCTGAGTATATCGGAGGAGTAAAAGGTGGTGAAATATCTTTTGAAGGATTAGTAGTTTATGACGATACGTCAAATGCTATTGAAATGGCTGATTTTCTTTTAGCAAGAACTCAATTAACTTGTGTTTTTGGAACTGCTGAAACTGGAGACGCAATTTATACTGCTGAAGCATTTTTATCAAGTGTTGAAATGTCTGCTGAAATGGAAGCTGCTGTAACTTATAGCGGATCTTTGACTATTACTGGAGCAATCACTAAATCAACTAACTAATTAATTTTAGTTTACTTTTATAGGGCCGCCGTCAATATTTGGCGACGGCTTTTTTATATTAATTTTAAACCTTAAAAAATGACAAACAAAAAAAGGGGTTACATCGACATCAAAGTTGGTAACAAAAACAGAACTCTTCATTTCTCAATGAACTTTTGGTCGGAATTTACCGAGCAATTAGGAATAAGTTTAGCCGATATTGGCGGAGCATTTCAAAACGGAATATCAATAAAAGGATTAAGAGCTTTAGTTTATTCTGCAATTCTAGCAAACGACCAAGAAAACGGAAACGAAATTGATTATAATTTATTTACTGTTGGCGCTTGGTTGGATGAATTAGACGCTGAAAAAATAAATGAAATTGTTGAGGTAATGCTACAATCTAAAATTTTAGGTAATAGTTTAAACGGCGAAACCGAAACTAAGGGAAAGCGTCAGCCGTCAAAGAAGAAGTAAATTTTGAAACTTTAACTGATCATTATATTGGGTTAGTTGGAATTAAGCCTGACGATTTTTGGCGGCAAACCTGGAGAGAAAACGCTTTAATTGCGCAACACTATCACAACAATATTAACTTAAATTGGGAGCAAACTCGTTACATTGCCGTAATGATTCACAACGTGCAATGTGAGAAAAAATCTCAGATGTTAAAGCCTGAAGATTTATTTCAATTACCAAGTGATATTGTAAGAAAAAAGAAACGCTCAGAGCCTAAATCTACCAAAAAACAAATGGATGATTTTATGGCAAAATATCAATCAATGAATAATAAAAAGACGCTAAAATAGATGCGTCTTTTTTTTTGTATTTTTGTTTCAACTTATTTAATACTATGGCCGAACAGAATTTAAAAATAAATATTACCGGAGATTCCTCCAAGTTAAAAAATGCGCTAAGTTCTGCGAGTTCTAAATTATCAAGTTTTGGCTCAAAGATGCAAAGCGTTGGAAAATCTTTATCAACTAGATTGACTTTGCCTTTAGCCGTTGCCGGTGGCGCAGCAGTAAAGTTTGCAAGTGATTTCCAAGAATCAATGAACAAAGTAGATGTTGCCTTTGGCGAATCTAAACAAGAAGTAAAAGACTTTGCAAAAACTACATTAAAACAATTTGGTATTGCAGAAGGTAGTGCTTTAGATATGGCTGCTTTATTTGGAGATATGGCTACCTCAATGGGATTAAATCAAAGCGCTGCATCTAATATGAGTACATCTTTGGTTGGTTTAGCCGGAGATTTAGCATCTTTTAAAAACATAGGAATTGACCAAGCGACAACTGCATTAGCGGGAGTTTTTACCGGAGAGACCGAATCTTTAAAAAGGTTGGGTATTGTTATGACTCAGACAAATTTAGAGAGTTTTGCAATGGAAAGAGGTATGAACGCCAATATAAAAACAATGACACAAGCGCAAAAAGTTGCGTTACGTTATAAATTTATAATGGAATCAACTTCAAACGCTCAAGGCGATTTTGGTAGAACAAGCGGAGGAGCTGCAAACCAAATGAGAATATTTCAAGAATCTTTAAAAGAATTATCTGCGAAGTTTGGTCAAGTTATATTGCCAGTATTTACTAAATTAGTATCATTTGCAAACGGATTGTTACAAAAATTTGCAGAATTAAGTCCATCAACAAAAAAACTAATAGTTGTATTTGCGGGTATCGCTGCGGCTTTAGGGCCAGTTCTTTATATTTTAGGAACTTTAGTTACTTTGGCTCCGGCTATTGGTACGGCTTTTACTGTTATGATGGGGCCGATTGGTTTAATAGTTGCCGGACTAACTGCGATTGCAGTTGTAATTTATAAAAATTGGGCGGGTATAAAATCCGCTTTAGTAAAAATAGGAAACTATTTTATTGACTTATACAACAATTCATTGCCTATTCAATTAGCAGTAAATACGCTAATAATGAATTTTAAAAATATGTTAGCCGTCGGAAAGTTTGTTTTTTCTACTTTTTTAACAATAATAAAAACTTTTGCAAATAATTTTATAACACTATTTAAAGGAATAGGCGATATTTTAATTGGTGTTTTTACCTTTGACGAAGACAAAATTGTTCAAGGGTTTACAGACTTAACAGATGGTTTAAAAAACAATTTTACAACTGCATTTAATGCAATTAAAACAGACGCCTCAATATTAGGTAGTTCAGTTGTAGATAATTTCAATGAAGCGTTACAACAAAAAACAATAGCAAAAATAGTTGTTCCGGTTTCAACAAAATCAGAAGGTCAAACAGATGATAATTCTATAAAACCTAAAGACACAAAATCAACTTCAACAATAACTCCTAAAATTGATCCTAATGCGGCTGAAAAACTAAAGGCTTTAAATAATGAAATAAACAACGCTTTAATAACTGATGATGCTAGAGCATACCAACAAAGAAGAAATGATGCGGTTAAGTATTATGATGATTTAATTAGCAAGGTTGCATCAGGCTCAGAAAAAGAAAAAGAATTGCAAAGAGCAAAATCTGCTGCAATTTCTCAAATAGATACAGATGAAAAAAATCGTTTATTAGAATTAAAACAACAATTTGCAGACGCAACTAATGCAAGTGATGATGAACAAAAAGCTATTGAGATTGAAAAAATAAAATCAAAATTTGCTGAATTAAGGCAATTAGCTATTGACAATAATATGATGACCGCAGAGCAAGAAGCTGCATTTAATGCTGCTCAGTCTGAGGCTGAAGATGCGGTTTATAATGAGAAAAAAGTTCGTTTTATGGGCTTTATGATGTCAATGACACAAGCGCAAGAGCAAATGAGAAATATTGGTGCGTCAGTAGATAGGTCTTTTGGAGCAATTGGAAATTCTATTACACAAATGTTTGGAGGCGCTCAATCTGCGGTTGGTGCTTTTGTTGGAACTTTAGCAAAAGACGCTTTGAAGATTCTAGGACATAATTTAAAAATTGCAATGGCGGGAGGTACGGCTGCTGCAACTGAAACCGCTAAAAGTTTTGGCCCGGCGTCAGCATTTGTTTTACCCGCATTAATTGCCGGTGCAACTGCTTTAATTAGTGGAACATTTTCAAAATTTGCAGATGGTGGAATTGTAAGCGGCCCAACGATGGGATTGGTTGGAGAGTACCCAGGAGCAAGGTCAAATCCTGAGGTTATAGCGCCATTGAATAAGTTGCAAGGTATGATTGGAAAAAGTAGAGAAAGCGGAAACATAAACGTAACTGGAGAGGTTAGAGTTGATGGGCAAGATTTATTGATTGCAATAGAGAGAGCAAACGAAACTGCGGAAAGAGTTTACTAAAATAAAAAAATGGCATACGGCGTTAAATATAGATTAGAGTTTTCCGATGTTTTAGGATATGGAAAAAAAGTTGAAATATTAAAAAAAGATTATACCGGCAGCGTTTTTCCAATGGTAGGAGGCGCAAATCCGGTTTCAATATCTTGGCAATCTTCAAATGACTTTTATAATCCAATAATTGGATCAAAATGTAAATTAAATCTATTTGTTACTGACGACGTTTCTTATGATGATTTTTATAAATTCGACGAACGAGAATACAAAGTTGTGGTTTATTATAAGCAAACACAATCAAATCAATATAATGATCGGGTTTCTGAGGATGGCGGAAATATTGAAAGCATTGGTTGTTTAGAAAATTTAATTGACAACTATTCAGGCGTTGATGTTTGGGCAACTTATTGGTCAGGCTTTTTAGTTGTTGATAGGTATAAAGAAAAAATGATTTCAACGCCTTTTGCGGTTAGTTTTAACGCTTTTGATGGATTAGGTACCCTAAACAATTTCAATGGCACAATTGGCTATGACAACAACAACGCGCCAATAAATATCACAAATTTAGAGCGTATTACAGAAATACTTCAAAACTTAGATTTAGATTTAGATATTTACATTGCATCTGATATAAAATACAGAACATTTGGCCCGGTAACAACTAGCGATTTTGAAAATATAACAACTTTAGATTTTGGTTATGATGAAATGACCGGAGATTATGGATTGTTAAACGCAAAGCAACAACTAGAACTTTTACTAAAACAATTTAATTTACGAATTTATCAATCATATAATAAATGGTATATTGTTGAGGTAACAAATATATTTGATTATTACGTTAAGGATTTAATTTATAATGAATTACAAGAAACAACAGTCACACCTACAAATATTAGAAATAAAATCAAAACACAATATGAAAGCACTTCAAAGGAGTATATTGATTTTAGAAAATACAATTACCTAGGCGCTAGTATTGGAAACGAACGCAAACAGATTCTTTTTAGCAATGAGGCTGATTTAAAAGAAACCGGAAATAGTTTGTCAAGAGAATTTTTGCAACCGGCATCACAAGTTCATATTGTTGGTAGTTATTTAAAAACAAAAAACGCTTTTTACAACTCAGGTTTTGAATATGGAGATTATGGTTTTGAAATTATTGAAGATCCAACAATTTTACCAAGTTTTACTATAACTAATCCCGGAAGCGGGTTTTCGCCTGATGGTACAAGAAACTACACGCCAAGCGGTGGAAGTGGTACCGGTATGATTATAAGCGCAACAATATCTGGTGGAGGTGTACAATCTATTGTAATTACAAACAAAGGACAAGGGTATTTGGTTGATGATATACTCACAATTCCTTCAGACAGTGGTTTTGGAGTAAATTCAACTTTTGAAATTACTTATGTGCCATTTTACGCAGAAATTGCAACTGATGAGGTATCTTTTAAGGGTAGGCGATCAATGAAATTAACTGACATTGCGCAGAGTATTGGATTTAATCAAATGTTTTCTTTTGAAACCGATGTATTTAACCCGCAAGAGGTAAAATATTCCAGCTTCACTTGTAAGATAAAATATTATTTTAGTTTTTTAAATTCACAAAACTCAAACGTTTCAGCAGATTTTCAATATTCTATTTTTACAACTTTGGGGGGTGTTGGTTATTTTTGGGATGCTGCATCTGGCAAGTTTTCATCAACTTATGGAGGAAGTAATTCAATAACAACAGAAACGCCAAACAAGTGGGTTGATTTAAACATTGCTTTAAATGATACTGATTTAAATATTGGAACAGACACAACGGCAACAATAAAGTTTATTATAGCTAACACAGTTTGTTCAGATTCTGATTACAATACAACGTATTATGACAATATGCAAATACTACAATCTAAAACGTCAGCAGATCAATCAAATCAAACATTTATTTCTAAACTTGATAATAATGGCATCAATACAAATATTGTTAAATTAACAAGAGTACCTGACCAAAAGTCTGGATATTTTAGGACAAGAGACGCAAATCCTACAACAACATTTAAACCAAATAGTATTGATTTAATGAAAGTTTTAGGAAAAAATATATCTAATGATTACAGAGAATATTTAACAAGATACACCGGAACTTTTAGAAATTTAAAAAGGGAGCCTTTATCTATTCACAATAAAATTTGGTTTTATTTTTCCGCTAGTGATTACGACCCACAATCTACAATAATTGATGGCCTAACCTATAATGTAAAAAATGCAGAATTTCAAGTTAAATCACATTTACCAAACAATGATGACGATACGCCTATAACTACTATAATAAATTAAACTTTTTTCTTTTGTTTTGTTTGTCAGCCGTCGTTTAGCAGCTTTGCTACTCGGCGGTTTTTTTAAAAATAATTTTTTTATTTGAAAGATTTTTTTTATTTTCGCGTAAATAAAACTAAAGAAATATGTTTGAAAACAACTTCAAAGCCGAAATGAAACGGCTAAATTTAAAGCGTTATGATGTTTGTAAATTGCTAAATTGCACAATGCCAACATTAAAATCACGTTTACAAAATCCGAAAACCTTTACGATTAAAGAAGTGCAAATTTTACAAGGCGCTGAATTTAATTTAAACGGGATAGAACTAACCCTAAATTTTTAAATTTTATGAAAACAATAAACATTAAAGGAAAAGAGTACATCACAGTTAATGAGCGATTAATTTATTTTAGAAATACAATCAAATTTCAAGGCTTTGGAATTAAAGAGGATATTGTCAGTATTAATGATACTGAAGGTATTTTTAAAGTAACAATATACGATTCTTATGGAGAGGCTATTGTATCGGCACACGCACAAGAATACAGAGATTCAAGTTACATAAATAAAACTTCTTTTGTAGAGAATGGATTTACCTCTGCTTTAGGTAGGGCGTTGGGTTATTTGGGAATCGGAATAGATACTTCCATAGCATCTGCGAACGAAGTTCAAAACGCCGTTACAAATCAAAAGTCAGACAATAAAAAATGGCTAACAGAATCACAATTAAACGCAACTTTAAAGGCCACAAAAGACCAGGCCGAAAAGGTTTTAAGTACGTTTAAAATGAAAAAAGATTATAAAGATCAAATAGTAAATAAGTTTAATTTAAAATAGTAAAACAATGAGTAAAATAAAAAAATTTATATTGCACTTTTCACAAAATAAAGATGAAAAAAGTATTCCAAATTTTGCATTTGATAACTTAATAGATGTTATAGGATTTACATTGGCAGAAGCTAGTATGGATAAAGTTTATTTAATTAGCGTGTTGGATGAATTTTTTGTTAGTTGCGATATTGGCACAGTTCTTACTTCTACAAATTCTTTTATAGATTCTTTTAACAAAGCTAGTTTATGGAAATTTGAATTTCAAAAAAAAAATATAAAACGTATAGATTTATTTTATCAAGAATTTGAAAGCTACAATGATGCTTATAATTTTGCGTTAAATATGCAAGAAGCAAAAAAATTAGCTTATAGCTTAAAACAATAATTTTAATTTAAAATAGTAAAACAATGAGTAAAGAAACAATCTACTGCGGAGGCGGTAAACAAGTAAAGGGAGAGTACGGAACTTTTAGAGCCGTAACAATTAATCTGTCAAATCTACCGGCAGAACATATTTTTGAATATGAAGGCAAAAAGTATGTAAAGCTAAATATTAGCGATAAAAGAGAGCCGGATCAATACGGAAAAGATGTTTCTGTTTCTGTTAATACTTGGAAGCCTGAAGCACAAACTGAGCAAAAAGCACAAGAGGCAGCGCCAGTAAATGATTTACCATTTTAGGTAATTGACAAGCAAAAAACAATAAGCGGTTTCATATTGGAATCGCTTTTTTTTTATAAAATATTTTTTTAATTGAAAGTATTTTTTTAATTTAGGCAAATATTAACAATTATATTCTTAAATTATGGAAAACGAATTAATTAAATTTTTAACTATGCAAGTTAAAGCGTTGCGAGAACAGAATGAAAAACTACAACAAATTTTAAAAGAACAGACAGATTATATCTGCGATAATAGATTGTAAAAATATGGAGACAAAACAAAAAGAAGTAAAAGCGTTATTTGATACAAATGAAGATTATCATTCTTCGCCTGGAATAAGCGCATCAGGTTTAAAGGCGATATTTAAAAAATCAGTTTATCACTTTTTAAATCAAAAGCCTTTTGAATCCTCTGCAATGGCGTTGGGTACTGCGGTACATTGCGCAATGCTAGAGCCTGAACTGTATTATAAAGACTTTCACGTTATGCCAAAGATTGACAGACGTACAAAGGCGGGAAAAGAGCAATTTGCAATGGAGCAAGAAAAGGCGGAAGGTAAATCCTTAGTCGCATTTGATGATCACCAAAAAATAACTGCGATTCTTAACAACTTTAGAAATCACGATTTAGCGCAAAAATACTGCAAAGGCGAAATTGAATTGTCGCATTATTTAGAACACGAGGGTTTGCAAGTTCGTGTGAGGCCTGATTGTTTAAATAGAGTTGAAAACTTTAT